GCTTTGAGAGTCGACATACACCGCATTGTCGTTGTGCACATAGTACTGATGGCCTCGTCTGCCGTACACATAGGTGTAGTCGTTGTTGAGGCACGACTCACAGACACGAGTGTCCTCACCTCGTCCGATCCAGTAGCCATCATCTTCAGAGGTACGATCACCGCAGTCCTCGCAGTCGAAGTAGTCACCGCTGTCATCCGTGGGGCAACCGCCTGTCTGATCGCAGACATACTCGCCATCACTGTCGACTACAACACACCTGTTGCCTACGTCAATCGTCACACGCTTCTCACCGCCGTCAAGGAAAGGTGCAAGGAAGTGATCGCTCGTCTCGTGATACGCTAGTCGCTCGCCTTCCTGCCAGTCGTTACGCCTGTGGTAGCCCTGCTCGGCAAGCCAGTTCTCCATGCCGTTGTCTGTCTCACTGTACCCGCCGTTGGATGGCTTAGCGTATGTCCTGACGTAGTACTTCTTGTCGTCCGCAGGGCTGGTCATGCACAGTGCACGGCCAACAGTCTCATCGCCCTCGATGCGCACCGCCATGTGCCAACCATACTTGGGATCGTATGCCTCGTAGGGATGACGAGACACGCCGTCAGAACATCGGATGCCCCTGTCCTCACGCCACACCATGCAAGAGCCTGGCCCCTTGTGTAGGTGATAGATCATCTCGGCAGTGGTATGCACGAACTGATAGTGAGCCGCTGATCCATGACGGGCAACGAGATCACGAATGGTGTGATCGGGCAGAGGGAAGTGGCGGTTGAGATACTTGCCGACAGATGTCACAGTCTGTATGTTCTTCTGCCCTTTGATCTCGTTCTGGGTGTAAGCGATACGAGAGCGATCACCCTGAGATACGTGCGGATGCTCAAGCAACAGTTGATGCCAGTCGTAGGGACGAGCGAGCTTGATTGCTGCATGTATAACGGAGTGCACGGGGTAGCTGTCCATCTCACGAATGATCCAGTATCTAGCGTCACGCTTGGCTGTGATCTGCGCCATCTCATCCTCGTCATCCGAGAGATGCCATGCCCGTCTGAGAACGCCCTCAATGGTGCGGATAGCCTGAGCACCTTGAGCCATGATGGACACCATGTCTTGCCAGTCGTATGTGTTGTTTGTATCAGTCATTTGTTTCTCCTTGAGTTATGTAAAAGCGATTCAGACTGAATCGGATTTGGTTTCCTTTACTTCCTTGAGCAAGTCATACGCAATGAGGACTTGCTTGCCTGCCTCTGTCACAGCGGACAGAGAGCGTTCGTAGATGTCTTGGTTGTGTCTGTCGACATTCTCCAAGCCATTAGCGTTGATAAGATCACCAGCCTGCATGACTGCACGCCATGCGCTGAACAGATCGTTCTGAATCTTTGCGGGGTTGTTCATTACTTGTTCCTGTTGTTGATAGCTTCGAGTGCCTCGTCAGCACAGGCACGCCAAGCGGCCTCGCTTATGAAGGTGTTATCTGTTGACCACGGCGGTGCGACCTTGGTTTGTTTTGAGTAGGCGTGTATCGCCTCGATCAGATAGGCTTGCATGAGCGCACCTTGTTGTGAGTGGGACATCAGATCGGTTATGAACTGGATGTTGGTTTTGTGTTTGACTTTGCTCATTGCACTGCTCCTGTTGTGATCTCATCGATCGGGTTGAAATATGTGATGGTGAATGAGTGATGCTTCCCTAGGATGCGATCACCTGCATTGAATATGTGGAACACAAAGTTCCTGTCGATCGTGCTTCTCAGCACGTAGTCACGCATTGAGTCGGTCAAGTCCAGTGGCATGACAAGACAGCGTCCCTCCAAAGGGGTGTTGTCCTCGTGCCAGTAGCCCTCGACATTGATTAGCTTTGCTGTACTCATTTGATTTCTCCTTGTGGTTGTGTAAAAAAGATTCAGTCTGAATCGGTTTCGATTCCATTGAGCGTGTTCCATGTGGCAGGAACCGCTTCGTTGTCTGTCATGTTGGTGATTATTTTTATAGCTTTATGCATCCGTTCGATCTTCTCCTTTCGTTCATCGGTTGGTGCAACCATCTGTCTGCGCTCTAACGTGGCGATCTCTTTGTGTGTCGCCTTCAATAATCTTTGCTTGGCCGTGTCGTGTTGGGCAGATAGCATCACCCTCATGAACGGCACTTTGCGCTTGGCCTTTACCTTGTGCGGTAACTCCATGAACGCTTGACCTATGCGCTCCTTGATCTTGGGCGGTATCCAATCAACCCAATGCTCACCATCGTTGCTGATCGGTGACCCCTTGCCTGTGGCGTTGTGTTCCTTGGCTATCTGCATGGGCGTTTGATCTAACACCTTTGATGGAAACTCTAGCTTGGCCAAAACCTTTTCCATCACTGCGATGTAGGCATCGAACGCTTCAACCCTTGCCTCATCTTGCAGGGCATACCTTCGCCCAACCTTGGCGTTGTTGAGTTCATAGCGTAGCGGATCAAGTACGTTAGCCCACTCTGCCTTGCGGTGCGTTCGTGTGATGCGCTCCACACGCCTTGCTTCTTTGAGTTCAGCAACCTCATCTTTGATACGCCGTATCTCCTTGGGGTGCAGCTTACGATTGAGTAGTCGCTGGTGTAGCTCGTTTGGTTTGAGGTTAATGTAACTTTCATACATGATTGTTTACCTTTTCGGTTGTGATTATTGAGGGACTGGACAGTTTATCAGATTGCGTCCGTGTGTACAAGGCATTTGCTAAGTTTTAGGCCACCCTCAAACCCGCATGAGTACTGGCCTTCGGCTGTTTGATGCCTGACTATTTGCTTTTTTTTTAAAGTGCTAAAAGGCTTGGACAAAAATGTTTGTCCTTGCTCATGGAAAAATGCTCACCCCCATAAATACTCTCTCTTATATATATAAATAAATAAAAATAATTATATATAGGACGCAAATTCGGGAGCGCAAGCATTGGTGCGGGTTGCGGGGTGGCCTCGTTCACAGTTAGCACGCTTTACACACTGACAGTTTACAAAACCAAGATTATTGACGTCAATAATCTTAGCGATTCAGACTGAATCGGTTTTGAAGTTCAATAATCAAACAAGTCACCTTGAATCTGTTGTTTGGAGAGCCAGTGATCGAACTGTTGCGGGGTGTAGGTACGCCCACGATCTTGGAGTCTGTCTCGCTTGTAGACGTAGACGACGTACTGACTGCCTCCATTGGGGTAATAGTATTGAAGTGCGTAGCGTGTCGCACCTAGTTGAACTGTTTTGACGTCTTTGATGACGGGCATGAAGTAGTTACGCATGATGATCTCCTTGAGATTATTGAAGGGTTTGGATTTTGTGTTGGACAAGAAAAGAAACTACGCACAAGCCTCTCGCTCTGTGCGTATCTTGGAAAACGATTCAGACTGAATCGGTTTAGGCTGACAGGGCTTTGAGAACCTTGCGTTGCTCTGCGGGTGTGAGCTTCTTGAAATCGGCAATAATCTTAGCGACTTTGTCTGTAGGCTCAGTCCTGCCATTCGACTGTGCATGGCGTGTCGTACCCTTGAGCATATGCATGATGTCATTTTTGACAGTCTTTGCCGTGTTGTACTTTGCGTGAGTACTCACGAAGCGAACCTTCTCCGCCTTGATCTGCCACTCTGCACCTACCTTGGCACACGCCCACTTGATGACGATGGGTTCGCATTGCTCAAGCGTCAGGTAACCTGCATCCTTCATGCCCTTGATGAGCGTAGCACGTGAGTCGGCGAATGTGTCGAGTACTGCAAAGGCTTTGGTTTCGTTAGCGATAAGTTTTGACATGGTGTTTCTCCTTGAAATGTCAGTTGTGCCACAGGGCGAATCCCTATTGGCTGACTCCATTGTGCATACACCCCTTTCCGATAGGGGTTGAGCCACCCCAAAACGATGCAGTCTGAATCGGTTTTGACCCTATTCGATGCGTTTTCGACAGGATTCGACCCCCACCCTACCCCCACCAGCCCATATGCGAAGGGGTGGCACGCACATATGGGTACACTGTTCCACACCCGCAAATCAAATTTTCCAAAAACAGGATCAAAATTCCTGACCCCAAACACTCCACCCCCTAAAAATTATAAAAAATTTCCAAGGTACCATGTCAAACGTTGGACAATACTATATAAAAAAATGCCCCGACCTTGTGAGCCGGGGCAAAAGATGGCAACTGAAACCATCAAGGAGAAGCAATGACTTGCGCCATCACCGAAAAGAAGTGTACACTAACACCAACGAGGCCACAAGTGCGACGCCAGCACTAACCCTACGCAATGCTAGAACATTTGATTTACGGCGAGTTTCATCCAGAGGTGGTCGACGCCACCGCGGAAGTCCTGTCTTTTGAAAAGGCGGATACGGCCACGACCATCGATGCCAAAGTCAAAACGGCGCAGTGGCTCAAAGACTTGGAACTTGATGACGAGGAAGTCGAGACCAAGGCGGACGCAGAAGCAGCGCGTAAATCGTTTGCCAGTATCGTGACAGGCCAATCTGTTGCAACAACGCAACAAGCTTTGGCAAATGTAAAAGCGCCAGCAGCCGTACAACATCTAGTCGGGATGCTCACTGCCTACGATTGGGCGTTTGTCGAGCAGGCCAAAGAACTCAGGGGCTACGCAGTGGCTCAGATCCTAGAAGAAGTTAAACACCCAGACGCACGGATTCGCCTCAAGGCATTAGACATGCTGGGTAAGGTCACGGAAGTCGCGCTATTTACTGAACGGGTGGAAGTTAAGAAAGCTCAGATGTCAGACGTTGAGCTTGAGATGCGCATTAAAGAAAAGCTCAACAGGTTCATGGGTGTGATCGACGTTGTCGATGTGACAGAAGACAAAGATGAAGCCTGAGAACTTCACAACCCTGAGTAAGTTGGAACTTGAGGCCATGGCCAAAGCTTTGCCGCACATGAGCGTCAAAGAAAAGATGGAGTTGTTTGACGACTTGGAGCTTCGTGAGTCCCGCGCCAAACTACAGGCGGCTAAAACAAACATGTTGGGCTTTGCCCAAGCGGTATATCCGGGCTTTAAGATCGGCCCACACCACAAGAAGCTAGCCAAGATCTTTACAGATGTGGTCGAAGGACGTAAAAAGCGTGTGATTATCAACATCGCGCCTCGTATGGGTAAGTCTGAGTTCTCGTCTTACCTGTTCCCTGCGTACTTTCTGGGTAAGTATCCAGAGAAGAAGATCATCATGGGCACGCACACTGCGGGTCTGTCTGAAGACTTTGGCCGCCGGATACGTAACTTGATTGATTCTGATGAATACCGTGAAGTTTTCCCCCAAACAATGGTGGCAGATGACCAAAAAGCTGCCGGTAAGTGGTCTACAAGCGCTGGCGGTCAGTACTATGCTGCTGGTGTCGGGGGCGCTCTTGCTGGTCGTGGTGCTGATCTGTTCGTTATTGACGATCCTCACTCGGAGCAGGACGTAAAGTCCAACAGTAGACTCGCGTTTGATACCGCATGGTCTTGGTTCCAGACGGGCCCACTGCAGCGTTTGATGCCGGGTGGCGGGATTATCATTGTGATGACCCGTTGGTCGCTCCTAGACCTGACTGGGCGCCTAATTGACTACCAAACCAAGAACCCAGAAGCAGTTCCATGGGAGATTGTGGAGTTGCCGGCCATTCTGAACGAAGACGAAGAAGACGAGAAGTCCCTGTGGCCAGAGCAGTGGTCACTTGAAGCGCTTAAGTCTACGAAAGCCAGTATTGACCCGCGTTATTGGAACGCGCAGTACATGCAGCAGCCCACATCTGAGAACTCTGCCATTATTTCACGCAAGATGTGGCGTATCTGGGAGCCGGATGACCCACCAAGGTGTGAGTACATCATCCAGTCGTGGGATACGGCGTTTGAAACGAAGAACACATCCGACTACTCTGCGTGTACAACGTGGGGCATCTTCTACAACGAGGAAGAAAATGACTCCCCCCAGCTTATCCTACTGGATGCGTTTAAAGATCGTATGGCTTTCCCTGAGCTTAAGGTGGTAGCGCTTAAGCAATACAAAGAGTGGGAGCCTGATGCGTTCATTGTGGAGAAAAAGGCATCGGGCGGGCCGTTGATTCAGGAACTCAGGGCACTTGGGATCCCAGTACAAGAATTTTCCCCAAGTCGTGGCAACGACAAGATGGTGCGAGTGAACGCGGTTGCAGATTTATTTAGCAGTGGTAAAGTCTGGGCACCTGACACACGCTGGGCACGGGAAGTGATTGAAGAGGTGGCCGCGTTCCCAGTTGGGGAGCACGACGACTACGTGGACACGACAACACAGGCGCTGCTACGCTTCAGGCAAGGCGGCTTTATAGCTTTAGACACGGATGAGAGAGACGACTCTGATCTTTTCCGCCGTAAGACACACGCATACTATTGAGGCAGACATGGACTACGAACCGTTTAAAGGCATGTCAGATGCAGAGTACTTGTTCCGCACAGGCCGCGGGTCTACCTACGCACATTTACCGGGTAGCCAAACCATCCGCAACCGTAGTGGGGCAAACCACACCGATACCACTACGGGCATGCAACCAAAGTCTACCAAGACGTTGTACATGGATCCCAAGGCGGTAACTGCTGTAGGTTCGTGGTTGCAAGACCCATCAACAGCAACCCGTTTGGTTCCTGAAATTGGTAAAGACGGAAAAGCTACAGGCTACGCTTTGGTACAAGCTACAGAAGACTTCTACCGTCCAGCATCTAAGTACGCGCCTGAAATGAAATTAGAAAAAGGGCAGGCAGTTACTCGTGTACCTTTTACGCTAGAACCAAAAGAGGGTATGCACCCTGTGGAAATCTTGGGTAGTTCGGATAGCCCCAAAGGTAGCAAAGCACGCAACGTGCATTTTGGTAACGCCATTACGGAAGTAATACCTAAAGCCGCAGGTAAGGCCGGTATTGCGGCATCTTTACTTGGCGCGGTAACTGCTGCAAAAGCAGGACAGTATGGCGAAGCCGTAGATAAAGCTACAGACTTGGCCGTGTTACCGTTTGCTGAATCCCGCACATTGAACGAAAATGAATCGGCTGAATTAGCCAAACGCAGAGCCATGGCGCCGACAATTGACAAAGCCCGTGGCGGAGCAATCAAAATGCCTGACGACTATTCTCAAGGCAACTGGAAACTTATTTAAGGAACACACATGGCAACTAACATCGACAAAGCGCTGTACCAACAACCTATGGGCATTGATGCGCTGGGCGAACAAGAGTCCCCCCTTGAGATCGAGATTGTTGATCCCGAAGAAGTCACCATTGGCATGGACGGCATCGAGATCACGCTTACGCCCGGAGAAGATGATGAGGAAGAAGGCTTTGATGACAACTTGGCCGAGTACATAAAGAGTGGCGCTTTGCAGTCGTTGGCTGGTGACTTGGTGTCTGACATTGACAACGACAAGAATGGCCGCAAGGATTGGGAGAAGACGTACGTTGATGGTCTGAAGCTGCTGGGCCTGCAGATCGAAGAGCGCACAGAACCTTGGAACGGCGCATGCGGTGTGTTCCACCCCATGATTACAGAAGCCGTTGTGCGCTTCCAAGCAGAGACAATCACTGAGACGTTCCCAGCCCAAGGGCCTGTGCGCAGCAAACTCATCGGCAAAGAAACGCCAGAGATGAAAGAAGTCGCGTCTAACGTTGAAGACGACATGAACTACGAGTTGACGGAAGTCATGACGGAGTACCGCGCTGAACACGAGCGCATGCTCTGGTCACTGCCAGCCACAGGCTCAGCGTTTAAGAAGGTGTACTACGATCCCAATTTGGGACGTCAGGTGTCGATGTTTATTCCCGCGGAAGACATGTATCTGCCGTACGGCACAACAGATCTGGACACTTGTTACCGCATCACGCACGTTATGCGCAAGACCAAGAACGAGATCATCAAGCTTCAGCAAGCAGGTTTTTACCTTGACATTGATTTGTCTGACGCACCTAAAGAGTTGACAGACATTCAGAAAGCCAAGGACAAAGAGACTGGCTTTAGTGATTTGAACGATGACCGCTACACGCTTTATGAGTGCCATGTAGATTTGAACCTTGAGGGGTACGAGGACAAAGACGACTCTGGTGAAGAGACCGGCATCATGTTGCCGTACGTTGTCACGCTGATTAAAGGCTCTAACGACATCCTGTCAATCCGCCGCAACTGGAAGGAAGAAGATGACCTCCGACTCAAGCGCCAGCACTTCGTTCACTACCAGTATATTCCGGGTTTTGGAGCTTACGGCTTCGGGCTTTTCCACCTTATCGGAGGTTTTGCTAAATCCGCTACATCCCTCATGCGCCAGCTTGTCGATGCAGGAACGCTTGCCAACTTGCCCGGCGGACTCAAGACACGCGGACTGCGCATCAAAGGCGACGATACACCAATCGCACCCGGAGAGTTCCGTGACGTAGACGTTGGCTCGGGCACAATCCGCGACAACATCCTGCCGCTCCCGTACAAGGAGCCAAGCGCCACGCTGTTTAACTTGATGCAGACCATCGTCGATGAAGGCAGGCGTTTTGCCGCGACTGCTGACATGAAGGTGTCGGATATGTCTGCGCAGGCTCCTGTTGGAACCACGTTGGCGCTGTTGGAACGCCAGTTGAAGGTGATGACTGCGGTGCAGGCTCGTGTGCACTTTGCGCTCAAGCAAGAGTTCAAGCTCTTGAAGAACATCATCCGCGACTACACAGACGCTGACTACACATACACACCTGAGTACGGCACTCGCAAAGCTAAAAAAGCCGACTATGACTTGGTGGACGTTATCCCCGTGTCAGACCCTAACGCTGCGACCATGTCTCAGCGCGTTATCCAGTACCAAGCCGTCATTCAGATGGCGCAGATGGCTCCGGACATCTACAACTTGCCAGAACTACACCGCGGTATGTTGAACGTTTTGGGTATCAAGAACGCTGAAAAACTTGTGCCAATCAAAGATGACATGAAGCCAACTGATCCAGTGCAGGAAAACCAGAATGCACTTAAGGGTACGCCACTCAAAGCGTTCTTACACCAAGATCATGCCGCGCATATGCAAGTGCACATGATGTTGCTCCAAGACCCGATGATGCAGCAGTTCATTGGTCAGAACCCACAGGCTCCCAAGATCATGGGCGCAATCACGGCGCACATTGCAGAGCACGTTGGTTACCAGATGCGCCAGCAGATCGAGCAGCAGTTGGGTATGCCACTGCCTCCCGAAGACGAGAAGTTGCCACCACAAGTGGAGATCGCGTTGTCCGGCATGATGGCTCAAGCGGCCAACCAAGTGCTGATGCAGAACAAAGCCAAGGCTGCGCAGATGCAGGCACAGCAACAGATGCAAGACCCAGTCATGCAGTTGCAGATGCAGGAACTTCAACTCAAAGGCCAAGAGCTAGAGTTGAAGAAACAGAAGATCATGATGGACGCTGCTGCCAAGGCCGACGCACAGGCTTTGAAAGAGCAAGAAGTCAGCGGCAAACTGGAGTTGGAAGCTCTTCGCACAGGTGCGCAAATCAAAGAGAGCGAATTCAAGCAACAGTTTGAACAAGAACGTGCAGGCATCCAACTGGGTGTTGACGTTGCAAAGAGCAAAGAGCAGCAGCTTTTAGACAGCAAGAGGATGGCTTTGCAACATCTTTCAACTTTCAAACAGAAAGAGCCTAAATCATGATCCAAGACTTCGTACGCGTATTACGTGAAAAATTACGCACTGACATGAATAACTATGCCGATGACTTGGCTGGGGGTTCATGCCGTACTTTTGAAGAGTACCAAAAACTCTGCGGGATTATTCAGGGTCTAGCCCTCGCAGAGCGTTATCTACTTGACCTTGCACAGAAAGTTGAAGAATCCAATGAGTGATCTTGATCTCTCCCCCGGTGCTTTTGCACTGCCTGAACCCATCCAGCCTCTGGATGCTCCCGAAGCTACTGACGAGCAGAAGGCCACGCAACTCCCAATCCCTACAGGTTGGAAGATTCTTTGCGCGGTACCCGACATCTCTGAACGAGTGGATGGTACAAGTCTGGACTTAGTCCGGCCTATTGAGAGCATGCGCCAAGAAGAAACAGCAACCACTGTGTTGTTTGTTTTAAAAGTTGGCCCCGATGCGTACAACGACACCGCCAAGTTTCCCAACGGAGCATGGTGTAAAGAGGGCGACTTCGTGTTAGTACGTACTTACTCCGGCACAAGATTCAAGATCTTTGGCAAGGAGTTCCGTCTCATCAACGACGACCAAGTTGATGCTGTTGTGCAAGACCCTCGCGGCCTGACCCGCGCTTGAAAGGAATAATATGGCTGAACCGTACAAGTTCCCCGACGAAGTCGAGGACAAAAAGACCTCAAACGTTGAGTTTGAAATAGAAGGCGAAGACGAAATAGAGATTGAAATCGAAGACGACACGCCTGAACGTGACAGAGGTAAAAAGCCTCTTGACCGACAGGTTGAAGATCCAACCGATGAAGAAATCGAGTCTTACTCTGGCAAAGTCCAAAACCGTATTAAAGAGTTGACCCACGCCCGTCACGACGAGCGCCGTGTCAAAGAAGCGACAATGCGCGAGAAGCAAGAGCTTGAGCGTCTTGCACAACAGTTAATTGAAGAGAATAAACGCCTCAAGCAGAACGTCTACACAGGGCAGGAAGCCATCATTGAAGGCGCTAAGTCAAAGGCCGAGAGTGAGTTGGACAGAGCTCGTGGCAGACTCAAAGCCGCACAAGAATCGTTTGACACAGATGCCATCATTGAAGCCCAAGAAGCTGTGATGGATGCAAAGATTCGTGCAGAGCAAGTAAAAAATTATCGTCCTACCCCTTTACAGGAAGATAATTTTGAGGTACAAACACAACAAGCCCAACCTTCAAGGGCTGAACCGGACGAAAAAACCCTGCGCTGGCAGGCAAAAAACCAGTGGTTCGGACAGCAAGGGTTTGAGGAATACACCAGCTACGCACTAGGGCTGCATCAAAAA